TATTGCATTTGTTACGGATTTGTTACGAAAAATTCCCCATCTTGTAATAATTTTATAACAGTATATTGATGAAGATTTATCGAAAAATTGAGATAATGATCTTGGTATCAAATGCTTCTGAAGGGAGGTGATTCAATGTATATCTTGAATATGCAGGGTGAGGTTCTGGCTGAGTTTGATAAATGGGACATTAGATCAGTGGCTAGAGCAGAGTCTTGGATAAGACATCACCATTATTACATTTTCAAGTATGAGTGTGTACAGGGAACAACGTATATTACAGTAAGATCATGGTAATGGAAGTCTAAACAAATAGGAAAGGAAGTAAGGGAATGTTTTACAGGGCTGTTAAGAATTTACAATTATCTGAGGAATGGGAATCTGAATCTTTCCGGGAAGTTTACGAAATGTTACTGACGGATGGTAAAACAGAACTATATGCAGATCCGGACCGTGAGTTTATCAGCTTCAGAATCTTTCGTGTTGCTGGTGCTGTTGATTGTGTCGATATGAAAACCGGCCATGTTTATACTATTGATTATGGCTGCGAGCCATTTGGATATGTCCAGATAACGCCAAAGTCCGTTATCATTTGTATTTATGGTCAGAGATGTGTCTGGTATGAACGGGAGGGCCACCGTCATGTTTGAAGCTGTTTTCATGAATGTACATGGAGCTACATATAAATTTTGTTCTTATTCTTATAAGTGGGTGTATCACTCTGCTTTATCTTTTGCTAAAGACCTGGTTCGAAATGGTACTGATTGTGTTAGCTTTTATATTGATGCGTGGGATGATGTGACTGTAGTTGTTACCAGCACTGATATAGAAATCAATCGTATCTACTGGGATGAAGATTATATTTATAGAAGGGAGTCGATGATAAATGTTCTTTCAGATCATGACTGATGATTGTCAAAAGGGTTATGGATACGTCCGGGATTATCTGGGAAATATCTGGTTCTATGGCTCTCTTGAGGATTGTAAGAAATTTATAACAGAATTGGAGTGTGAGTAATGATGTTCCGGCCACCATTTACCAGAGTTTCAGATGTGGAGGTGGATACATGGTATAATTGCCAGTATCCGGACCGTCCAAACTTATGTAAGGTAACCAGATGCTATATTGATGATCTAAAGACAGGGCCAGAGTGAGAGCCTATAAGGTAGTCAGTTATTATGATGCTCTTGATATCACATATGGCACCATGAGGGACTGTAAACAATGGATATTAGAAAGAATGATCGGAGGACATTACAATGGCAAAGCGTAATCAATCATTTGCTGATTATACAAAGATCAGGGATATTGTGGTTAAGCGTAATAAGAGGGCTGTGGCTGCTGGTCTGGCCATGCCGATACACTTCCCTACTGTAAAAGAAATCAAAAAAGGTATTGTTGATCCTGCTGAAGCTATCCGGGCCGTTAAGGAATATTATGCTGCCGGCAGTCAGGTGAAGGCCATCCGGCAAACTGGTTTGGTCCCTGAATTCAAATCGTTTCCAAAATTGCCGGAGCAGCCTAAGCTTACCATTCCTGAGCAAAAGGAACGGAAACGTCAGCAGCAAAGAGATTATAGGAGAAGGCGTAAAGTCCGTGATACTGCTTTATCTCCTGAACAGGCCAACAAGTATGAAGGTTACCTTAAGGCCTTGAACACCGTTCTGAATGGATGGAAAAGGAGCGGTGTCAATTTAGGGATGAATCTTAGATCATTGACTCCTTCACAAGCTCAAGCTTTTGTTGAATATATGGATTATAGGTTTTCACAGGGTGATTTTACACAGCGTTATGTTATTGATGAATTCATTCAAGATTTTTCCAGATTACTGTCAAAGGGTCACAATGCCAAGAGTATAACAAAAGACTTTGAAAAGTTTTTAGAAGATCGGAACCAGTTGTCAAATAGATATCATAGCATGGAAGGTCTTACAAGGGACGAATTTCAGGCTTCATGGTATGAATTTATGGGTGATTGAACATGATAGTTGGAAGTAGGGAAATAGATTGGTATCAGTATTTATCCGGGTTTGGTCTGATTCCAGAAAGTAAGAAGAGAAGAAGAAGTCAGAACAAACATAGAATACTAAATGTATTTACGGCGTTTGATATTGAAACGTCTACTATATGGCTGAATGATGATCACAGTCAATATGACGTTCACTCTTTTATGTATGTCTGGCAGTTTCAACTTGAAGAATATACGATAAAAGGCCGGACATGGAAAGAATATTTTGATTGGCTGGTTATATTACAGGATGCCATTGGTAAAATCAGAAGTGATAATGGACTGTCAGATAATCCCCTGTTGGTTATCTGGGTGCACAATCTGGCGTATGAATGGACGTTTTTATCAGGCCTATATCCGTTCCGGAATGATGAAATATTTTTTAGGGACGTAAGGAAACCTATATACTGCCGTATGTTTGATACGTTTGAATACAGATGTAGTTATATACAAAGTAATCTTTCTTTAGCTGCACTCTGTAAACAGACAGGTGTAAAACAGAAGTTATCCGGTCAAACATTCGATTATAACAAGGTTCGTTTTCCGTGGACTCCCCTATCAGAGTTTGAAGAAGAATATACCACCGTTGATGTTGAATCATTGGTTGCTGCTATGAAATACCGGGTGAGTAAGGGAGGTGACAATCTTCAAACAGTTCCCCTCACTTCTACCGGGTATGTACGCCGAGAGTGTAAGGAAGCACTGAAGGACCATTATTTAGATCTCCGGGAATTGAAGCCTGGCGAAAAGGAATATCGTTTATTACGCAAGGCCTTCCGGGGTGGCAATACTCATGCCAACCGGTATTATGTTAATCAGATAGTATCAGATGTTTATTCATATGATATTTCATCTTCATATCCTACGCAGCAGCTTACGCATAAATTCCCGATAAGGCCTTTTAAGTGGCTGGACTTTACTCAAAAGACAGCAAAACGGCGAATGGACCGGGTGAATTTGTTCATTGGTATGGGTTATGCAGTGGTAGGGACTTATCAGTTTAAGCATCTCCGGCTGCATAACCATCGGGAACCGATTCCATATATCAGCCTGTCCAGATGTCAGGCGATGGGTGATGAAGATACTGATTTGTTGCTTGATAATGGCCGGGTTATGGAATGTGCTTATATGGAAATCAGTTTAACAGAAATTGATTTAGCCATAGTTCTTGAACAGTATGATTTTGATGAAATTGATGTGATTGAAGCAATGGTAGCACAAAAGGACTTTTTGCCGGAATCTTACCGGGCTGTGATACAAGACTATTATAATAGGAAAACAGCCTTAAAAGGTGATGATTCTGAGGACGGTCAATATATGTATGTTAAATCTAAAAATATGCTAAATGCTGTTTATGGAATGTCTGCCACTGATCCGGTTCATCAGGAAATTGAATATCTGGATGGGGAATATAAGGTGTCCAGCTATGAAGATTTTACACAGGATGAATTATTAAAGCTTTTGAAAAATGCAGCGTTTCCATACCAATGGGGAGTATATACCACAGCGCTGGCCCGGAAGCAGCTGCAGGATGCTATCCGGTTATGTGGTGACAGAATCGTTTATTGTGATACTGACAGCGTGAAAACACTGGGGAACATTCCTATACAGAAGCTGAATGATAAGCTGCTGAAGCTGGCCATTCAACAAAAAGCGTTTGCCGATGATATGAACGGTAAACGGCACTATATCGGATTATTTGAATCAGATGGTCATTATGACCGGTTTATAACTCAGGGTGCAAAACGCTATGCCTATGAAACGGATGGTCATATGGGTATAACGGTGGCCGGTGTTAGCAAAAAGATAAACGAAAAGACCGGGGTCAGTTTTGCGGTTGAGGAATTGAAAACGCTGGACCGTTTCCGGGTCGGCATGGTCTGGCGTAAAGCTGGCGGTACAATATCGGTATATAATGATAATGACGATATCATGTACACCGATCCGGCCACCGGCAATCAGATCAGGATCAGGAAGAATGTGGCCATTGTGCCATCTACTTACGTAATGAGTTATTCAAAGGATTACAGGCTGCTATTGGATGAAATCCAGCTATATGGTGACTATCAGAAAGCGAGGGAATAAGATGAGTAAGTTATATACTGCTGAAGGTTGGGTCAATTGGGATTATATCCTTACGCAACCGGCCACATTCATTTCTGTGGTCGGAGCCAGAGGTGTAGGCAAAACCTACGGTGTTTTCCGGAAGTTGGTCGATGAAGGAAAGAAGTTTTTGTATCTTCGGAGGTTGAAAAGTCAACTGGACCAATGTGGAAAGACAGAAGGCAATCCGTTTAAAAAGATCAATACGGATATGGACCGTAATATACTACCGTTTTCCTCCGGAGGGATATTGACTTTTCGGGAAGATGAAAAAGCCGGGGAAATTGTGGCTACCGGCGTGGCCTTGTCCGTGGTGGCTAATATCAGAGGTGTGGATTTCTCCGATTATGATTATATCGTTTTTGATGAATTTATTGCTTCTATAGGTGAGCATCCTATAAAAAACGAATTCGCTGCTTTCCTGAATTTTTATGAAACTGTTAACCGTAACCGGGAATTAGAAGGCCGGGAGCCAGTGAAGTGTATCATGCTGGCAAATGCTAACACGTTAGTTAATCCGTATTTCGCAAGCTGGCATTTTATGAAAACTGCGGTGAAAATGATCCTTGGTGATCAGATGGTCTGGCGATCAGCTGATAACAGTAGAATGGTTATAATGCTGCTGCACTCTCCTATCAGCGAAAAGAAAAAGGATACTGCGCTATATCAAAACGCAAGTAGTGATTTCATGGAAATGGCTTTGGATAATAGTTTCCGGACTGATGAAACGAATATCAAAAGTGAACCTCTCCGGGAATATGTTCATTTGGTATCAGTTGGCGAGATAGGTATTTATAAGCATAAAGCGGAGAGGAAATATTTTGTTTGCAGCACTACAGAGAACCGGCCGTATTACACTCCATTCGGAGTTAGTTTGAAGATGTTTCAGCAGGATTATTATTTACTCCGGGTTCATTATATGACCAGTAAAAATGTGTGGTTTGAATCTTTTGAGGTTGAAATACTTTTCAGACAATTATTTGGATTGACGTAAAGCTTGACTTTTGGAAGGTTTGCATATATTATAATGGTATCAACCGGATTTAAAATTTAGCCGGTGATAGAAAGGAAGTAGAAACATGGAACTTACTAAGATGGAACTCTTCAAGGCTATGAACGACAAACATACCAACCTCCGGGAGTGTGAAGGCATGATCATTTCCCCGGTGGCCTATCATACGCATACCTATCAGGATGCGGATGGTAAGGAACACACAGTTCTGGTGATCAAAGACGGAAAGACCGGCGAAATGTTCAAAACCGAAGTTCAGGCTTTCATTGAAAAATTCCTGAAATACGATGAAGCGTTTGGAGATTCGCCGGATGAGGAAAAGCCGGATATCACTATTATCCTGAACACTAGCAAAAAGGGTAATCGGTATGTGAATTTCGATCTGGCAGCGCCGGAAAAGTAATCCTCCTCCCTGCTTCGGTCCCACTTGAAAAAGTGGGGCCTTTTCATTTATAATAAATGACGGGTGGTCTGTTCATTCCCTAACGCAACTCCCAGAAGGAGAGGGAAGCCGTGGCGACGGCATGAGATGAATGGACCACCGTATTTTAATAATGAAAGGATGGTTTATCATGGAGCAAATTATCACTATTATTCAGACAGTCGGGTTTCCGATTGCGTGTGCAGTTGCTATGTTCCTGATGTTGAACAATGAGCAGAAAGCACACAAGGAAGAGAGTCAGGAATTAACCAGAACTATCAATGAATTGAAATCAGATTTTTCAGATGCTATCAATCAGCAGAAAACCGATATGATCAAAGCCTTAGATAATAACACGCTGGCGCTTCAGAAGCTGATCGACAAATTAGGAGAATGATACATGACCAAACATACCGGGATAGAGTTTGCAGAAAATGCGCTGCTGCCAAAATGGGACAAATACACATATGACAGGTTAGATTGTCAGGGTTTTGTTGAAGCTGTTTTAAAAGATATAGGTGTGAGAAAACCGGACGGGAGTGTATTTGACTGGCGTGGTTCTAATTCCATGTATCGGAATTATTACACATGGCGAGGGACTATAGATGAATGTATTCAGAAGTTTGGCAGCGTGCCTGTTGGTTCTTTTGTGTATATTTGGACAGCTACCGGAGAAGAAGAAGTAGGATATAAGGATAAGCTGGGCAATTGTAAACACGTAGGTATCTATTGCGGAAATGGAGTTGTCAGAGATTCGACCAGATCGACAAAATCCGACAGGAATGGAGTAGGAACCAGGTCCCTTGATGGGTTTAATCGTGTCAGTTTGTTTGAATATCTTGACTATTCTGTAACAAATTCCTATAATGCAAGTGTGGAAGGCATTATGTCAATAATTGATAGAATCCACAATGAATTAATTGATTTGGAGGGAACACTTAATGAATTATTCAGAGGTAAAGGCATTACTTGAAGCAGGATTTAATGCGGATGAAATTAGGGGTATGCTTAATCCACAGAATCCACAGGATAATCCACAGCCTGATCCGGAACCTACTCCAGAATCGGATCCGGAACCTGAGAAGGAAACAAAGCCGGAACCGGCTCCGGAATCTGATAACCGTTTCAATCAGTTGAATGAAACCATGACAAAAATACTCAAGGCCATACAAGGGAACAATCTACAGAATAACAGCGTCAAAACCATTGATGCTGATATTGATACACAGGTAGACAAAATCATGGGATCCCTGATAAGGCCCGAACATGAGAAAGGAGCGAAATAACAAATGTCTGTAAACACTCTCAATTTTGAACAGGTGGCCACTGTACTGACTTCCATTGTCCAGCAAGCCACAAATCAGTCTGTCTTGACTCCCACTGATACCGGCAGTTTTGTGTCCGTGGCTCAGGTAGCCCTCCGTGCTGACCGAGATGCTGTTATGAACGCTATCAGCAACATTTTGGCTCGGACAATTTTCAGCATCCGGCCCTATTCCGCTAAGCTGACCGGTCTTGATATGGACACTTTCCGCTGGGGTGGCATGATGCGGAAGCTGTCCATCGCTGATACTGATTGGGAAGATGACGAAGCCTATGCTTATCCGGTTTTCTATGATGCGAACCAGACTCCTCCGGACGGTGAAGGTGGCAGCGTGGACCGTTGGAAGATTAAGAAACCTTCTGTTATTCAGACCAACTTCTATGGTCAGTCCGTTTATTCGGACCACATGACCATTACTGAAGATCAGCTTGAAACGGCCTTCTCCGGTCCTGAGCAGCTGGGCAGCTTCCTATCCTTGCTCATGACGAACCTGAGCAACCGCCTCGAGATGAGTAATGAAGCGCTCCGGCGTGGTCTGGTCTGTAATGCTGTGGCTGCTCTGTATGATGAAAACGATAGCAACCGGGTCATTCATCTTCTGAGCGAATATAACAGCCTGACTGGCCTTTCGCTGGATGGACAAACCGTATATGAGCCGGATAATTTCGGAGCCTTCACGAAATGGGCGTATAGTCGGGTGGCCGAAATTACCGACCTGTTTACGGCGAATTCCACCATGTTCCAGACTGTTATCAGTGGTAAGCCTATTCTCCGGCATACTCCATATGAGTTCCAGAGGGTTTACCTGTACGCTCCTTTCCAGCGTCAGATTGAATCCCGGGTGCTGGCCGATACTTACCATGATAATTATCTGAAGTATGCGGATGTGGAAACCCTCAGTTACTGGCAGAGTATCAGCACAAGGAATGAAGTTACCGTAATTCCTTCCTATACTGATACCACCGGCACACTGGTGACACCGGCTGCTGCTGTTGATGTGGAAAATGTTTTCGGCCTGATCTTTGACCGGGATGCTATGGGTATGACCATTCTGGATCGCCGTGTTCTCAGCACTCCGGTAAATGAATCCGGCCTGTATCGGAATATCTGGGTGCATGGCAAACAGCGTGTTGTCTTTGATAACACTGAGAAAATGGCGCTGCTGCTGCTTGACTAACGGATTCCGGCCTTTGTGAGATTGTTCCCTCTCGCCGGGGCCGTTTCCCTACTTCCTGGGGAGAGTGATTAGCCTTGTCACTCTCCCCTCTTTTAATAGGAGGATAGATATGAATATAATCTTGTATAGCAATGTGACCAAACGGCCAAACAGTACAAAAATACCGGATCCTCAGAATGGAAATACATTTTCCGGAGATTTGAAGGATGAAACGTCTTTCATGAATCCGGTGATAAGATTTACACCGGCTATCGTGCTGGGTGTGTTCTCTCCTAATGCTTATAACTATGCCAGAATTCCGTACTGGGATCGTTATTACTATATTACAGATTGGAAATTTGTTAATGGATGCTGGGAAGCTTCTATGTCTGTTGATGTGCTATCTTCTTTCCGGGATGATATTGCAGCCACATCGGCTTATGTACTCAGATCAGCATCGGCTTATACCAGTTCCCTGACGGATACAAAATATCCAGCCAAAACAGACATTGCCATTTCAAAAGTACATCTTAATTCAACTTGGGAAGGTGTGGCGCCATCTGGTGGGTGCTATATTGTGGGCGTAATCAGTGATGGCAATACCGCTAAGATTGGCACACTTAGTTATTACGCTCTTACTGTTGCTCAATTGGGCCAGCTTATGCAATATTTGTATAGTGGATCAATCTATACTGCTTCTTCTATTTATGAAATTGGACAGGGATTGTGGAAATCAATGTTTAACCCATTCCAGTATATTATGTCATGTATGTGGTTCCCTTTTCCTGCTTCTGATTTCGGCCAGACTACAGGTGATATACGGGTTGGTTATTGGGACACCGGTATTACAGGAGTGGTTATTATGACATCTCTGGCCCGTATTGCTTATATCACTGGGGATATTCCAGATCATCCCCAGATCAGCCGGGGAAGTTATCTTAATCATACACCGTATACAAGGATTACCATGTATATTCCCCCGTTTGGAAGTATTCCGATAAATACAAATTTCATTGAAGCTGGTAAGCATATTTACGCTCCCGTATATATTGATCATGTTACTGGTTTGGCTACTATTAGAATCAGTCTATGCCCTTCTTCCAGTGATTTATCAGATACTAATATTGTTTGTGAGCGTACCAGTCAAATAGGTGTGCCTATTTCACTTTCTCAAATTTCAACCGATTATTTAGGATCATTGCAATCACTGGGAGGTTCAGTGGGTCAGTTCCTTACCGGTAATATTCTGGGCGGTTTAAATGGTATTGCTTCCGCTGTTGACGGTCAGATGCCATCCGTGGCCAGTATAGGAGCAAACGGGTCTATTATTGAATGTATTATGCCAGCGTATATGTTAATTGAACATCTGAAACTTACCGATGAAGATAGAACCGAATTCGGAAGACCGTTATGTGAAGTCAGGACTCTGGGCAGCTTGTCAGGATACATTGAATGTGGTGAAGAAGATCATGCTTTCAATTGTACACAGGGAGAAAAAGAACAAATTAACAAATATTTGAAAAACGGTTTTTTCTATGAGTAAGTAGGTGAGTACATGGCTGCTGAATTATATGATGGCTGGTATATATCAGCAAATCAATATGATGTGGGTCCGTCCTCCGGCACTCCATCAGCGTATCAGGAACATAATGCAGATTTGATTTATGCAACACTTCATTCATTAGGATGGACTGATAACGCTATTGCCGGAATGGTCGGAAATGTAATGTATGAATCCTGTATTGATCCGGCTTGCGCTTATCCTTCTATCGGCAGCACACTGGCCACAATAGGGAATACATACGCTTCACAACATCCGGATAATGCCTATGGCCTTGTACAATGGTTAGGCCGTGGCGATACAGATCCCAATAATAACCAGCTTGTCGGTTATGCTATCCGATATGGTTATGAATGGTATGATGGCGTAATCCAGATGGAGCGCTTAACATGGGAGTATCAAAATAATAAGAAATTCCATGCACAAACCGTTGACGGTGTTTATTATACGTTTTCTTCTTATGCAGCTTCCACCGCCAGCGCTTCTGTTCTGGCAAAAGCGTGGATGGTATGTTATGAAGGAACCTATTCCGTATTAACTACCAGACAGGCAAATGCAGAAACGTGGTACGATTATTTTACAGGTGGCCAACCTCCGCAGCCTACAACTGACTGGGTGAGCGGTTCAGATTATGCCGGTTATGCTTTATCCTATGATCCTGATGTTACCGGTGTAGACATTCCATATTCTACTTTGGATTGTATTGGATTTGTTAATAAGGTATGGCAGGATATTCCTGTAGTTGCTCTGAATGGGTGGAATCTGACAAACGGAACTAACAGTATATGGAGATCTACACGCACTTTCAATACCACATCCCCGGACCAGCAAAATCCTACACCGGAATTATGGTATAAAGATACTATAGCAAACTGTATAACCACATATGGCCAGATTCCCACAGGCGCCTTATTATTCCACCAGATTGATGAAGCTGGACCTCCTGCAATTCCTCCACAGTATGCCGGAGATGGTATAGGGAATTTTGTCCATGTAGGTATCTATTGCGGAAATAATACCGTAATGCAATCAGGTGGCCGGGACTCTGCTACTGTTCCGGGTGGTGGTGTTCATAAATCTGTATATGACTCATCGGCATGGACTCATGTGGCTTTTGTTGTTTATGTTGATTGTACAGGATCAACGCCGCCAGTACCACCGCCATCATTGCCAGTTTATTATTATTTTTGGTATACTAATAGCATGAAAGGAGTGAAAAAACGTGTCAGGAAAGTTATTTGATGAAGCTGCACCGTTTGACTACAAGACTCAAAATATTTACAATGCGAGCCGATCTCCGTCCACTGTCCATGTGAAGAATACAAGACTGCGGAGGTATTTCCGGAAATATCTTTTCCAGAAGGCTATCAGCGTGTTCAAGTGGAATCTTCCGGAAGAATGGGATAAGGATTATTTCCTTTATACTCTGTATGGTTTGGGATACATCGCCATTATTGATACTGATCAGTATGGTGTAATCTGTCAGGGTGGAGCGCTGGGAGGATATAATCTGTATTACAGGCCATCCTATATTATCATTACAAATCCCCTTCTCCGGGAAACTATCACCGCTTCCATTGACAGGAGAACAGAAGGAAATGTAGACCGGGCCTTCACTTCTACCAGTGACCGGGAATGTGTTCTTGTGAAGCTGCAGCCTGATTATTCTTCCATCATGGACCTTGTTGGATTCTATGCCGATCAAATGGCGCTTGCTGCTGAATCTCTGGGAATCAATCTTGTTAACGTGAAATCAGGGACCATTTTCGGAGCCGAAAACAAGGCACAGGCTGAATCATATAAGAAAATGTATGATAATCTTTCAGAAGGTGATCCGGCTACAGTCATTGATAAAAAGCTGTTAGATGAACAGGGACAGCCGACCTGGTTCCCTTTTACGCAGCATATCAAAGAAAGCTATGTCGTTTCCGATCTTCTGTCTGATCTCCGGAAAATAGAAGCCATGTTCTGTACTGAAGTCGGTATTCCCAACGCTAACACTGATAAAAAGGAAAGACTGATAACGGATGAAGTTAACGCCAACAATGTTGAAACATCTACACGATGTGAGATGTGGCTGGAAGAAATCCGTAAGGGATTGACTAAAGCAAACGCAAGATATAAACTGAATTTGTCAGTTGATTGGAGAGTTGACCCTCATGCTTCTGAGGAGGTGAAGGAAAATGTCCAGAGGAGCAACACTGTCAGTTCTGGGACTGTATAATTTCGACTCCAGTCTGTTTGATGAAATGGCTTATCCTTCCGGATTTACCAATGAGGAAAAACAGACCGTAGTCGGTAATATCCTGATGGAATGCGCAGAACTTGAGTTCTTATTCCCCGATTTCAATGCAGCCAAACAAGCTATTGGCCTGTGGTCCCGTTTGAATGTAGCAGTATGGGAAAGAATTTTTACTGCTGCCAATCTGGAATATAACCCTATTGAGAACTATAACCGAACTGAATTGGAAACTATTTCAGATGATCAGACTGATACACATTCCGGAAATGATGTTACAAGAACATCGGGAACAGACTCAAGACAGTTTTCCGCAACTAATACCGAAACTAATTCCGGTTCCGACTCCCGTCAGCTTTCTTCTACTGGATCAGAAACAAATTCCGGGACCGATACACAGACCAATAAAATCAGTGGTTACGACTCCGGGACTCTGGTCGACCATGATCAGAACCTTTTGCAGCATGGTCATGGTGTGAGTACAACTTCTTCCGGCTCAGATGCTACCACATACGGCCATGTTATAACTGATAATAATGGCGGTTCTGATGCTACTACATACGGGAAAACAGATACACTCACTCATGGAGAACAGATTGTGCATGACGGGGATATCACAAAGAATTCCCACATTTCCGGAAACATCGGTGTTACTACGTCCCAGCAGATGTTGGAACAGGAAATTGAAGTATCCGCTAAACTTAATGTAATGGATATGATTGTAAGAGCCTTCAAGGAAAGGTTCTGTATTTTAGTTTATTGATGGAGGTGTAAAATTATGTCCTTGTTTGAAAACTTCCCTTATACCAATCTTCATGAACTGAATCTGGACTGGCTGATTAACGCTATCAAAGATTTGCAGGAAAATATGGTTATCAGCGTTAATGGCCAGACCGGTGAAGTGGTCTTGTATCAGAATGCTACTGTTTCTTTCCCTAATGTTTCGGAAGATCATTGGTCTATCGTCCGGGCAGCTGACGGAACTGCCAGAGGAATCATGTTTGGAAATGATAACAAGGCCTATATCCTGCATGGTTCTGTTATGAATGAAGTTTATGCTGCAAACAATCCCCCTCCCTATCCTGTGACCAGTGTAAACGGCCAGACCGGAGCCATCACTCTGTATAGTGATAGGGTGGTCCGGCTTCCTGACCTGAATGATGAAGAAATCCATTCATGGAATATTTTTAGAAACATGAACAGCGTTTCTTCTGGTATTGAATTTGATGAAGCCGGAGATGCTTATATCATTTTCGGAACACAGCGTTATAAGCTTTATAGCACTAAAAACGCTGAAACTGTTGTAACCAGTGTAAACGGGGAACATGGTGAAGTAGATCTGTTCACGGATACGGACGGGGAAGTGGCGTTTCCTGCTTTTGTGGATCCTGACTATGAGGGCTGGATGATCCGCAGGGATGTCAATGATGATAGAATCGGCCTGTTGCTGAAACAGGATGGTACATTGTCCCTGATCGTGAACGATGCGGTTTATACTGTGTATAATTCCAACGATCCTCAGCCTGATTGGGTGAACGATCCCACTGCAAACATGATTCAGGTAACGGCTCCGGCCACCGGCTCCATGTGGGGATTCATCCGGAATACTGCTACTGCTCCGGTCGGCATCCTGTTTGATAATACGCTCCGGGATTCTCCGAAAACTTATGTGCAGTATACCGATTCTAACAATGTGGTTCAGACGGTGCAGTTGCTCACGCTGGCCGATATCCCCCAGTCCTCTGTTATCTCTGTTAATGGTCAGGGTGGCCTTGTGGTTCTGACGGGTGCAGATATCAACGTATCCAGTTCAGACACCAGGAAGATAAACACGGTTCTGGCCAGTCTGGAAACGGCCAAACAGGTTAACCGTCAGGCTATGGCGTATAATGAAACGTCCAATATTTCCAGTGATGATATTCCGGCTGGGGCCTATGTTTTCTGGAACAATGGAGCCTATGTGGCAACGCAAAATATCAGCTATGGTGATACACTCAGCAGTTCTAACCTCTCCGCTGTTGTGGATCAGTATAATCAGCCTTGTGGTTTTGCTAATGCGTTAAATAACAACTTAACGAACTTTATTCAATATACCGAATACAATGCGACTTTTACAGATGGATTCGCAGAAATTCCAACAATGACTGGATATGCCATTTTAACTGTTACACCCGGACAGAATAGTGCATATAGTGATGTATTAATAGACGGAATATATCAAGCAGTTAATGGCAAGTGGTATGCACATAGCGGAACTGCAAATATTTCAAGAGTGATTGGAATATATTATATTGAACAGTAATGACTAATGCGTTAAAGGGTCATATAACGCAGCAACGTCCGGCCTGATCTTGACGGACCGGGCCGGATGGATTATCATAAGCACAGGCCCCTACTCTGGATGAAAGGAGGATTATCACATGGTTTTCTATGTTATTGAAATCCAGACCACTGAAAATGCAGGTTCTGTTATCCCGTTCACTTTCACTGACCGTGGACAGGCTGAAGCAAAGTATCATTCTCTTCTGGCCGTAGCTGCTACCAGCACGATCCTGCATCATGGTGCTATGCTGTTCAATCAAAACGGATTTGTGATCAAGTCTGAAGTCTATGACCATGATCAGGAACCGAACGGCTAACCAGAAATCAGCCTAAAATTTGCTGAACATTTCATGACGGAGTTTCCCCAAGATTGTTACATCGATGGGGAAATTTCGTCATATTTTTGTAACAAATGCAATAACCCTC